GGATGGGATAAAGTTTGATAGTCAGAAAGAAGCAGAGTATTATTGCAGGTTAAAACTACTTAAACAAGCTGGAGAAATAAAAGATTTTGGATTACAACCTAGATATGTTTTGCAACCTGGATTTGAAAAAAACGGAGAAAAATTTAAGCCAATAACTTACATTGCTGATTTTGTAATAGTAAACAATGATGGAACAACAGATGTTGTTGACATAAAAGGGGTAGAAACCCAAATATTTAAAATAAAACGAAAATTGTTTGAGTATAAATACCCTGATTTGAGCCTAAAAGTGGTTAAGTAAAAGGGGGATGAAATTGAAAGATGGCTTAATCAATAGAAAAATATATAAAAGAAATTGCATAAGATGGTGAGTTAGGAGGGACAATATGAGAAAAATTGAAGAAATCAGAAGAAATGGACGGTTACAAATAATAGAAGAAGGCATGGATGGAATGATGGGATATATACACCTTCCTATATCAAAACGGCCATTAACGTTCGTGTTTAGTTGGGGTGGGGGATGGGAACATGTATCAGTTAGCCATAGAAATAAAGTTCCTACTTGGGATGAAATGTATATGGTAAAGGATATATTTTTTGAAGATGAAGAAGTTGTGGTTCAGTATCATCCACGAAAAAGTGAATATGTGAACATTCATCCTTATACTTTACACTTATGGAGACCTATAAATAAAGAAATTCCAACACCACCCATAGAATTCGTTTAAATAAAGGGGGCAGCTATGGAGATAAATAAGCATTATGCAAAATCAAAAACACAAAATCTTAAAAATGAAATTGGACGATACATAGATGAAATAGTAGATACAGCTGAAAAGATGAATAGCCTGGACTACTTTAATATAGAGATATCAAATCATGAAGGAAAGCTTAATGTTGAATATAAGTTGAAAAATAGAAAGAAGGTGTATTGATGTTACCAGGACAAATAGGCAAAGAAATTTTAACAGTTTCTGATGGTGTTGTAAGGCTTTGTTATGATACTGTTACTAATTCATGCAGTATAGGCTTAAGAACTACTAAAGATGTTGAATGGAAATATATAAGTAAAGAGTTATATTACTTATTAGTTCAGGAATTGGTTAATCAAAAAGGTAATAAGTAAGACGCAATATGTTTATTATGTGAAGGAGGTTAATTTTGAAATATTGTGAAGGGTGCCAACATTATATTCCAATTGCAAGGTATCAATTTGAAATGAAAGACCCTAAAATGAGGAAGTGCAAACATTATTCAATTTGCAACAGGATTAGGAAATTAGTAGAGAAAGAACAATCTCAACAACTTGTTTTTTTAACTAGCCGAACATAACAAGGATAATATGTAATATAAACATATAAGTATAGATATTGTATATACAAAGTCCTACCATACCTAGATGGCGGACACCTTTTAAGCTATGAAAGTAGCTTGAGGTGTCCTTTTTTATTGAGGAGGGAAGATATATGCAATACTTCTCACAAATAACAAATATAAGAGAAACAGAAAAGGGAACAGATCTTATTCTCCATATACCAGGAGAACTGATCCAGAGGAAGATTATTAAATATAGAAATGGATCCGTTATTAATGCGGAGATAAGGATAGATGACAATAGAACTATTACTGCAGAGCAAAGAAAAAAGATATATGCAACTATAAGAGATATAGCTGATTATCTGGGAGATTGGCCAGAGTATTATAAAGAATTCCTTAAATTTCAATTCTGCATGGAAAAAGGAATAGATTATTTCTCATTATCAAACTGCAGCATATCAATTGCAAGGGACTTCATAACCTACCTGATAGATTTTATTTTGAGAGAAGGTATTCCTTTATCAGAAGCAGCATTGAAAAGAACTGATGATATAGATAGATACCTATGGAGCTGCATTAAATATGGCAAGTGTTGTATATGTGGAAGGAAGGGAGAAACACATCATTACAATGCAATAGGTATGGGACGTAATAGAAAGAAAATAGATGATAGTGATTTAAGGAAGATGCAGCTATGTAGAATTCATCATACTGAAATAGAGACTATTGGCAGGGAAAGTTTTGAAAAGAAATATCATGTGTATGGGATTATTCATGATGAGGAGGAATAGGAGGGATGTGGAGATGGATGTAGTGAAATCATATAAGGATCTATGCGAAGAAATTGAAATTTGGAAAGATAGACTTAAAAGTTATGAGGTGCAGCTAAAGTCTATAAGTAAGCTGGCCAAACTAGATGGCCCTTCTGATATAACAGCTATAGATTATTCAAAACCTTATGTAGATGGGACTAAGCAAATTGGGTTTGAAGAGGCATTAGAGATGCTAAAAAAAATAGAAAACCATATATACTTGCATAAACAAGCTATAGAGAATATGGAGAGATATAAGAAAAGGATCAAGGAAAGGATAAAAAATTTGGAAGGGATAGATTACAAAGTAGTGTATATGAGAGATATAGAAGGAAAATCGCTTGTAGAAATAGCAGAAGAGCTAGGATATTCTTATGACTATATTAAAGAAATATCTGCAAGGAATAAAAGAACCCACTATTAACCCACTGACAAGGAATAAATTGCATGTTAATATGATAGTAAGTAAAAAAGTTTCTAATATCATGTGTCTCAAAACGAAATAAAGCAAGGATTTATCGAAAATCTCACCCATAATCCCCCGGGTGGGATTTTTTATTTGGGGTGATAAATATGATTAAGGTTAAATGTAAATATTGTGACTATAAATTAGAAAAACCCAGATGGGAACATATTGTTTCTGCTATTAGAAAGCAGGGCGGCCATGCAGGGAAGAATATTTGTCCTAGTTGCAAGAAAAAGGGATTGAGATTGGACTGGGGTGATTAAATTGACTATAGGGGAGAGATTAAGACTAACTGATATAAATACATATAATAGGCTAATAAAACTCTTTAAAACCGAAATAGACAAGCCTAGAAGGATAGATTTAGGAGATAGTGTAGAAAATCTAATGAAACATGATAGTCATAAAAGAGTAAGAGGAGCATTAAGGCAGATTAAATGGGAATAAAAAAAGGATTTTCCTCCTTTCTTGGAGAAATATAAATAAGAAAGGAGGGAAAGGTATGAAAAAGCTTATATTAATTCTCCAGATTCTCAAACTGCAGCAAGTGATTATATGATAACTATAATTTATGTTGATGGTGAAGTTTTTAAGAAAAAAATTACTCAATATTCTTATTCAAATGTATTTGAAGTGATAAAAGATATGCATGAAGGTGAAAACGATAAGATGGTGAAAAGTATAAAAATAGAGTATATTAGGTAAAGTATGTAATATTAAGAGCCAATAGGCTCTTTTTTCTTGCAGAAAAGGCAGGTGAGGTGATGTGAAGCTAACAGAGAAGCAAAGAATATTTTGTATTGAGTATTTAAAAGACTTGAATGGAACTAGAGCATACAAAGTAGCATATCCTCATGTGAAAAATGATAATACAGCAGCAGCTGCAGCAAGTAGACTGTTAAGAAATGTTAAGATTAAATCTTTCATTGATAAAAAATTAAAAGAAATAGAGGATAAAAAAATAGCAAAGGCCGAGGAAGTCCTTAAGTACCTAACTAGCGTAATGAGGGGAGAAGAAACAGAGGAAGTAGTTGTAGTAGAAGGAATTGGAGAAGGCATGAGCAGTGCAACTACTATAAAAAAGCAAGTAGGAGCAAGAGAAAGGATTAAAGCTGCTGAATTACTTGGCAAGAGGTATGCGTTGTTTACAGAAAAAGTGGATATTGAAGGAAACATGGGAGTTGTAATCGTAGATGACATTGAAGAAGATGGTAGCGATGAAGAAGATTAAACTTAGCGAACTAATAGCTCCTAACTTTTATGAGCTTCATAATGACATAAAGAACAATAGGTATACACATTATTGGCTAAAAGGCGGACGAGGAAGCACAAAATCATCATTTATAAGCATTGAAATAATACTAGGTATGATGAAAAATCCTAACGCTCATGCAGTAGCATTAAGAAAAGTAGGAGTTAACTTAAAAGACAGCGTATATGAACAATTACTATGGGCTATAGAAAAATTAGGTGTTAGTGATTATTGGATGGCACGTTTAAGCCCCTTAGAGCTTATATATATTCCAACAGGACAAAGGATATTGTTTCGTGGGGCAGATAAACCAAAGAAAATAAAATCAATTAAAGTTAAATCTGGATATATTCGTTATGTATGGTACGAAGAAGTTGATGAATTTAATGGAATGGAAGAAATCCGAATCATCAACCAATCTTTACTGCGTGGTGGAGATAAATTTGATGTTTTTTATTCATTCAATCCACCAGATAGCCAGAGAAATTGGGTAAACAATGAAGTAACAAGAGAATATCCAGATAGAAAGGTGCATCATAGCACATATTTAACTGTTCCTAAAGCATGGCTTGGGGAACAGTTTTTTATTGAGGCAGAACATTTAAAAAAAGTTAACGAAAAAGCATATAGACATGAGTATTTAGGAGAAGTTACTGGTACAGGTGGAGAAGTGTTTACTAATGTGACTATAAGGAAAATAACAGATGAAGAAATCAAAATATTTGACAGGATTAAAAGAGGAATTGACTGGGGTTATGCTATAGATCCATTTGTATATATAAAGTGCCACTATGATAAGACAAGAAGAAGGCTTTATATCTTTGATGAAATATATAAAGTTGGATTAAGCAATAGAAAAGCTGCTGAAATGATTAAAGAAAAAGATCCAGGACATAAAACCATTATAGCAGATAGTGCTGAACCAAAATCTATAGCTGAAATGAAGTCTTATGGTATACGTATTCGAGGAGCAATAAAAGGCCCTGATAGTGTTGATTATGGAATTAAATTTCTCCAAGATCTAGAGGAGATTATCATAGATGGTGAAAGATGTCCAAATGCTGCCAGAGAGTTTTTAAACTATGAATTAGAAAAAGATAAAGATGGTAATTTTAAAGCAGAATTTCCAGATAAGAATAACCATACTATAGATGCTGTTAGATATGCATTAGAAGATGAAATGAGATATAGCAGAATAGAATTCTTGAAGTAAGGCAGGTGATAAAGTGATAACATACCAGGAATTATTAGAACAAAAGCTTATAAGTGAATCTAAAATTACAGATTCAAGTATAATAAAAGATTTGATTAGCGAACATGATACTAGTCAAATGATTGAGGGAGAGAGGTATTACTATAACGATAACGACATAAAAGATAGAAAGCAATATTATTACAAAGATGGAATGAAGGTAGAGGATGATACAAAGCCTAACAATAAAATACCTCATAATTGGCATAAGCTACTTGTTGACCAAAAGGTAGCTTATTTAGTAGGAAAACCAGTAGTATTACAAGCTGGAGAAGACCAAAAAGATTATACAGATAAGCTTAATCTTATTCTTGGCGAAGAATGGGATGACACTTTAAGCGAATTAGCTAAAAATGCAAGTAATAAAGGGACAGAATGGCTGCATGTTTATATCAATCATGAAGGCCTTTTTAAATTTATAATCATACCAGCAGAAGAAATAATACCAATTTATGATACAAGCCTTCAAGAGAATTTAGAAGCAATATTAAGGTATTACTTAGTAGATGTAAATGGACAAGAAAGAATTAGGGTAGAGTGGTGGACAAGGAATAATGTAACTTATTATATCCAAGATGATGATGGCAACTTTGTCTTAGATGATACAGAGAAAGTTAATCCAGCACCACACTTCTACTACAACGACGTAGGCTATGGCTGGACTAAAGTGCCTTTTATAGAGTTTAAAAACAACGAAGGAAGAATATCAGACCTTAAATTTGTCAAAGAATTAATAGATGCCTATGACAAAAATGTTTCAGACCTAGCAAATAATCTAGAGGAAGTACAAGAGATAATAACAGTTCTAAAAGGATATGAAGGCACAGACTTAACAGAGTTTAAAGAAAACCTTAGATACTATAAAGCCATAAAAGTAACAGGAGAACAAGGAAGTGGAGTAGACAAGCTAGAACAAAGCATACCAATAGAAGCTAGGAAAGAGATGCTAGACCGATTGGAAGAAAATATATTCCTATTTGGACAAGGTGTAAACTTAAAAACTGATAGGTTTGGCAACAGCCCTTCAGGAGTAGCTCTTAAATTTCTATACTCTCAATTAGACCATAAGGCTAGTATCATGGAAAGGAAATTCAGGAAGGCTATTAAAAGGCTACTTTGGTTTGTAACTGAATATATTAACATAATAGACAATAAAGATTATGACAGCACCACAGTGCAGGTAACATTTAGAAAAACTATGATAACAAATGACATGGAAGATACACAAATTGCAGCTCAATCTAAAGGAATTATAAGCGACGAAACAATCGTTGCTAATCATCCATGGGTAGAGGATGTAGTAGAGGAATTGGAGAGATTGAAAAAGCAAGAAGAAGAATATCTAAAGCAATTTGAAGGAAGTTATTTAGGTCCAGGAGATGAAGGAGATGAATAGGCCTTCCAATAGTTACTGGGAAAAGAGGTTTGAACTGCTAACTGAATCGTTACTAAATAAAGCTGGTAGGCATTATACAGAACTTATAAGAGAATATGAGAAAGCTTTACTAAATATACAAAGAGAGATAGAAAGGTTTTATGCTAAATTTGCAACAGATAATCAAATAACATTGGCAGAAGCTAGGAGGTTGTTAAACAATAGAGAATTAAGAGAATTCCATTGGACTATAGAAGAATATATAGAAAAGGCAATAGAAAACTCTCTAGATGAAACATGGATAAAGGAGCTTAATAATGTAAGTGCAAGAGTAAGAATAAGCAGGCTTGAATCATTAGAATATCAGATTAGGCAGCAAATAGAGCTTTTATCTGCTAAAAGGCTTGAAGGCTTAACTGAACTGTCTAAAAACATAACAGAAGAAGGCTATTACAGAACTATATATGAAATACAAAAAGGCTTTGGTGTAGGAGATACATTTGGGATATTAGATACTGGACTAATAGAAAGCATAATCACAAAACCATGGGCACCAGATGGTTCTAACTTTTCAAGTAGGATATGGAAAGATAAAAATTTGTTAATGAATGAATTGCAAAAGAGTTTAATTCAATCATTTATAAGAGGAGAAGCGCCAGATAAAGCTATAAAACATATAGTTGATACAATGAATGTATCAAAAAAGGCAGCTGGAAGACTT